CTTCCCGGGCAAAATAATCTACCTCAGTACCTCATCGGTATATGGAAATGCGGATGTGTTACCGATAAGGGAGTCAGCACCTATCCGGGTTTACAACGCCTATGACACCTCGAAGCGCATAGCTGAACTTTACCTTCAGTTGCGTGGAACTTATACTACATTTCGCCTCTCGAATGTGTATGGAGAGTATCAGCAGCCGTCGAACCCATACTGCGGGGTAATAGGTCGCTTAATAGATTGTGCGCTAAATGGCAAGGTATTTACGATATATGGCGACGGCCTGAGTACACGGGATTACACTTATGTCGGGGATGTTGTTGAGGCTATTAAGCTTTCAATCCTCGACGACTCGACTTGGATGGAGATGAACCTTGGCACAGGAAAAGAAACAAGTGTTCTCGACCTCATAGAACTGGTACAGGATATTACCGGAATCGAAATAGCCGTTACCAACCATGAAGGAAGGAGTATTGACGTAATCAAGCGCCGGGTACTTGACACCAAAAAAGCCCATGCATATTTCGGATGGACTGCAAAGACTGACATGAAAACCGGACTGACAAAAACAATCGAGTGGTTCAAAGATGCCGGACTATTCCAGCATATATCGTAAGCGGTTTCTTGGCAACCAGAAACGACTGCTGAATCAATACCTCAAGGCGTTCAGGGATATGGCCGATAAGGTGGCCAAGCTATCCAAAAACCCAGAGGCACGGTTTCTTAAGGCTTTCACATACACTCAGGCTCCCGCTTTATCGGCGGAGCTTGGCCGTTTAATGAATGACTTTGGTGGCAAGTTGATTGACCTGACAGAGATTGGCATAGGGCAGAGCTGGCGGTTATCCGAGCAAAAAAACAATGCGATATTTTCTGAATATCTCGAGGGATACCGGGGCAAAAAGATAGCAGAACTCAAGGCGCTCCCGGATATTATGAAGCTGGAAATGTATCTGTCCACAACAAAAGGGCGTTTTTCAGATGCAATCTGGCGGACGGTTGACCAGACCCGGAAGGAAATGGAGGTGCAACTCGCCTTCGGAGTTATGCGGGGAGATAGTGCGCAAGTGATAAGCCAAAGGATACGCCAATACCTTAAAAATCCAGATGCTCTATTCCGCCGGGTACGGGATGCAAATGGCAATCTGGTTGCCAGTAAGGCAATGGCTGCATACCATCCCGGCAGAGGAGTTTACCGCTCGGCATACAAAAACGCTATGAGGGTTGCCCGAACGGAAACTAATATGTCTTACCAACGAGCCGACTCCGAGCGTTGGCGGAATAATCCGGTAGTAATTGGGATAAAAGTTTCGCTTTCTGGTGCGCATCCCGACTATAATTTCGAGGAAATATGTGAGGTACTCGAGGGTGACTATCCAAAGGAGTTCATCTTCGAGGGATGGCATCCACAATGCCTGTGTAATGCGACCCCAATTCTTATGGATAAAGCCATGCTTAGGCGTTATCTCCGGGGAGAAACAGACTTTCTGGGCGAGGTTCAAATCACAAAGTACCCGGATAGGTTCAACCAGTACGTTAAGGATAATTACGGCAAGCTTCAAAAATCGAGCCCTTACTGGTTCGAAGACAATAAGGCCATTATAGACAAAATAGTTCCCGAACCTCCCGCAGTACCCGCCGCAACTCCCGCACCACAGCCGAGAGACTTGCTTCAGGGCGAGTGGTGGAAGAATGAGGACTTAATTAAGTGCTTTACGGACGTTTCTCCGGACTATAAAACGGGATTTTCAACCGGGAACTCCGGAAATGACGACATCCTCTCGAATATTTACAAGCTTCAGGGTTTTGATAAGCTGCCGACTCTCATTGAGGGCAGTAAGTTTCCGCCGGGCGAGGGAACGTTCGGGTTTCGAGGCCTGTATGGGGCACAGGCTCAGGAATACATTAACGACTTCAAGTATGGTAAGCAATTTGCCGGGCGTGGGGTATTTGGGAGTGGAACTTACATTGCAGCGCCGAGGACCGTTAATATATCCCCGGCGTGGGATACGGCACTTAATGGATATGGAGGTGGAGAGACTCGTAATGTTATGAGGATTCGAATAACTCCGGCTATGGAAGCAAGGGCTTTTAATGAAATATCCGATGAGGCGTCAAAATTCCTATGGGATTTCAGTGATGAATTCTTGAAGCTTAAGGATACCGGGATTTATAGCGAGGCGGAATGGAAGCGGTTGTATGACGGCTTCAATAAGATGCTGGGCGACCCCGGAAGGTACGCAGCGCTCAAGGGGATAGATGCATTGTATGAAAATGTAACCCCGGACGTGACTTATTTCATAGTTCATAACCGGGGCAAATTAGAGGTACTGAAAGAACAAATCGGAATGTGATGGAACGGAAAATGGTATCAGCTGAGGATAGCCGGGCAATAGCGGCGGACATGGATAACCCGCCGTTTACTACTCTTACAATATTCGAGCAGATGGAGATTCGTAAAATGTACGGATATGAAATACTAACCTATGTTGATTATCTGTTTGTAAGGGAAAGGTATCTCGAGAGACAGAAAGAAAATTTAGGGTAATGATTGTATTGAATTAATTTTATACATTTGAAACATTTAAAAGCAATGAAAGAAAAAATCTTAACCCACCTCAAGTCAAAACTGACGGGAGTTCAGGAGAGCTTCCTCGTCGGGATTGCCGAAAACTTCAGCAAGACCATTACAGACGAGGCCAGTATCGAAACAACCATTACGCAGCCGGTACTTGACGCAATCAAGTTATCCGCCCAAATGCTTCAAGTTGAAGGTGACCGCCGGGCAACCGAGGCCACTAAGAGTGCCGTTAAAAACTTTATTGACAAGCATGGCCTCGATGAAAACGGGAAGCCTAAAGGCAAGCCGGATAAAACTGAACCCGATGGAGGTGGCGGTGGAAATCCGGACGTTCCTGCATGGTTCAAATCATTCGCAGATAAAATTGACCGTGAACTTCAGGAAAGTAAGCAAAGGTTGACGGCTATTGAGCAGGCGAAAACCCACGAGGTTCTTTCCGGGAAGGTTAAGGCTTCCCTCAAGGAAAAGGGGATTCCCGAATGGTTCTCAAATCCATTGCTCCGTAATCTGACGGTCGAGTCAGAGGACAAAATTGACCAACTGGTTACTCAGATTGAAGCCGACTTTGGCGTTGCCAGACAGGCTTCTGCCGAGCAGGGGGTTGTAATTGCAGTTCCGCCAAAGCCTGAAGGGGCAACCGAGGCCGGGGCGGAAATTGGCAAAAAACTCGCCGAAAAGCGAAACGCTGAGACGGGCGAGAAGGGTAAACTTAAATAAAAACGTAAAATGCAAATTACATCCAATACCTTCGGTGGGCGGAAAGTAATCTGGGATAACATCCTCGATGAAATCCCCGGCGGAGCCGGTTTGAATGTAAGTCGCTTGGACTACACAAAGGCTAACGCCAATGTTGACAAGCGGTGGATTCCCGGCGGAACGCCTGTTTATTTCGACCCCGCCACTCGTATTGCTGAGGTCTGCAAGTCAGCCTTGGCTATCGACGGCGGTGGGTCAACCACACCTCGTCTTGGGAAGGAGCATCACTTCAAGGTGGGCGACATCCTAAATGACGGAACTACCGGGGCGGTAATAACTGCAATTGACGAAAGCGAAAGCGCTTACGACGTTGCAACGGTTAATACCGATATCACGGTTACGGCTGGCACAAAGTATTTCGAAGGCGCAGCCTCCGGAACTGATGCTACGCTGAAATACACTCCTAACGGAGTCATCAAATCTCCGGAATGGATATACGACGGCAACGCTGACGTACCTGTTGTGACAATGGGAACGGCCAGAGAAGACAGCCTGACTTATCCCATGCCGGATGTGTACAAAATTGCTCTCCGGGGCGGGGCATCACAGACCGCTTCAAGCAAAACCTTGGTTAACGTATTTTAACTAATCTGACATGAAGACACCGATAATTGAAGGGGTAACTGAAGCCGGATTAGTTTCATACCTCAACGCAAGGCAGTACGAGAAGCTCTACTGGCAGGATATGTTTCCAATCAAGCCTGTCAACTCTCTCGACGGAAAAACTCTCATTGGCGAAGCTGGCTCAAGACTGGCCGCTTATATCATATCATACGATGCGAAAGCTCCTGAAGTGAGCCGGAAATCAATGCAGACCAAATACTTCGACATCCCGAAAACGGCAATCGCCCGGAGAAAGACTGAGAAGGAAATCCTCGAACACGCTATCACCAAAGCCCTCCGGGGTCAGGATGCGGTCATTGAGGATTACTTCAATGACGTTGACTTCGTGTTCGACTCCGTTATGGGTCGTATCGAGTGGATGGTTCTGACCATGCTTTCCCTTACCAAGCTTCAGCTTTCGGTTACCAACAACCCACAGGGTATTGTCAACGAGTCTGTCATTGACTTCGGAATGCCGACCGCCAACAAAAAGGTGGCAACCGGGGCAGTCTGGTCGGTAGGCAACAAAGATACAATGACTCCCATTGCCGACATTAAGGCAGTGCTCAAGGCCGCAAGGGCGAAGGGTATCAAGTTCGAAAGAATGCTGATGCACCCCGACGCACTTGACCTTATCATTGGCAGTACCGAGTTTCAAAACTCGGCCAAGTCGCTTATTGCGGGGCAGAGCTTAGTCCTCGGATACACCGGGCTTGAAACCGTGAATATGATATTCAAGGCTCTCGACCTTCCGGTTATTTCCCTTATCGAGACCTCAATCGGTATCGAAGACAAGGGCGGGAACATCACGCTTGCCAATCCATGGAGCGACACCCATGTTCTTTTCGTTCCCACAACCAACCTCGGACAGCTTTACAACGGTCCGATTGCTGAGGAAATAGAAAAGCCCGATGGGGTAATTCAGGCCAAGCGGCAGAACGTAATGGTATCCATGCAGAGGGCATTCAACCCGGTTTCCGTCCTGACGAAAGCCGAGAGCAACTGCTTCCCTTCATGGCCGACTATTGACAAGTGCTTCAACCTGTACACAGGTAGCACCAGTACATGGGCTTAAAGTAACCCGTGATGACAAACCTTGACGCCTTAAAGGCTAAAGTTGGATATCCGCTGGCGGACGCTTCTTTTGAGTTAGCTTTAACCAAAAGAGGACTGACGTCAACGGATATCTTCACGGGTGAAGACTCGGCTTTCGAGTTGGCATACGCCGATTGCATTTTAGTTTTACTGACAAGCCCATCTTCCGTTCAGGAGGGTGGTTATTCAATTCAGCTTGGCGGTAAGGATGCATTAGCGGATATTGCCAATAAGATATACGATAAGTATGGCAAAACCATACCGACCCCAAAACCCGTCGCAAAGTTTGTCCAGAGATGGTAGAGCAGTATCCAGATACGATTGTTGTCCTCGTTAAGACTGAGCCAGTACAGGACGTAACCACCGGGGAGTTTACCGATGGTACGACCACAACTCATACCCTGCGATGCAGGGCTGAGAAGAATACTGAGGGGAAGTTGATAACGGGAGCAGACGGCAATCAAATCAGCTACGACTACACGGTTTACTTGCCCAAGATGGATACGGTTATCCCGATAGACTCGGAATATACATTAACCAAGGGGCTTTTGACTGCAAGGGGCAGAGTGAAGGATGCAATAAACGGCCAGTTAAATTCAAGGTTATGGCTATGAGCAATAATTTCGGCGGATTCGTCGGAGAAATGAACAGGGCAATCTCGGAAGTTAAGGAGCGCATCAAGCTCGCCTTAGAGTACACCGGGGAAGCTTTTGTCAGGGATTGTCGGCTACAACCCGGCGACCCTGAGACTGCTCATGGACAGGGCTTTTATGCTGACCGGACGGGCAACCTTCGCAATTCAATCGGGTACTATCTGTATGAGGATGGGAATTGTTATGACCAATCGGATACCAATAGTGACGATGAAAACAAGCGCAACCTTGAAGCAGAAATGCCGAAGCAGGGAATTTTCCTTGGTGGTATTGCCGGGATGAATTACGCCTCTTATGTGGAGGCCAAGGGCTATAATGTAATCTCTATTCAGACCATTGCAGCCCAGAAATCAATCGAGGAATTTAATGAGGATTTAAAGGTATTTCTAAATGGCTGATTTTCACTCCACAGAGCAGATAATCGGAACCGTCAGGATGCTTTTAGGTTCGCTGACCGAGCCGAAATATTTACTCAGAAAGCCCACAAAGGCTGCTGACCCGGCTTACATAGTCATAAACTCGCTCCCCATAAATGCTGATGTGATGCAAAAGTGCATCGTGAATGTAAACTATCACGTCAAAGACATGGGGTTGGGAATTCCCGATTTGGCCAAATTAGAGGCCGGAACAACCGCTATCTTGGATATACTGCAAAAGGTCACAACCTCCGGATTTTTGATGGACTTTGAGAGTCAGGAAATTTTCCCGGAAACGGCCTTGAGCGAACACTTCTCAAACATTCGTTTTAGTGTGAAACAAATTAACTACTGAAGACAATGGCAGAATATATTTATGCAGTCAAGCAGATGTTCTATGGGACTCCTACCGGGTCAAATACACTCCCGGAGAGTCTCTCCCCACTTCCCGATACGGTCAAGGGAACTATAACCGTCGAGGAGACCGAGGGAACACTGACAAAATTCTGGGTTGACCAGAAGAAGGAACCCGTGAGGGTTATTAAATCCGAGGAGGGTGACTTCACCCTTACCGCTCAGTTCTATGATTTCGACTTCGAAAAATACGCAGCCTTCAAGGGTGGCGTGGGAGTCGCCGGAGCATCATTCACCCCTTCAACCGATTACACTACCATTGACAAGGCTTTCCGTGTCGTGTTCGATTCGGGTCATGTCATGGACATTTACAACGGTTCATGCGTTGCCCGTATGACGGGCGGCGGCGGGCGTGACAAGATGTTCGCATGGGAACTGAAGGTGACCCCGATGCTGACTCAGGACCTCGCAGGGAGCTACATGATTGCAGCTTCCGGAGTATAGTGGCGGATACCTGAATGAAAGAGGTTGATGCTGCAAATATTATCCTTGGCGAGGCAGGAGATGGAGAGCAGTTCAAATTAAGGTGGGGTTGGTTGCGCTTTAGGCTATCAATCAAGCCGGTTTCGACTAAAACGCTTATTCGCATAAGCAGGGAGGTCGCTGAGATACCGGAGATAGACCCAAGCGGCGATGCGTTTCAGGAAATGTGCAGGAATGCCGCATACCTGAAGCAAATAAGTCGGGCGATAGCCTTCGCAACCAACACACCTTTCATAAGAATAGTCGCCGAGGCTATCCGGGGACTTCCGCTTAAGCATCTCAAGACCTTATGGGCGACGGTTATTCAACAGTCCGACCCCTCAAGCTTTTTTTTTATTATGATATCAGCCCGAGGAGTGAACAAACTGAAGAAGGTGGAACCGGACGAACGGTAGGTGGAGATACTATTTTCGGAAGACTCGCATTAATCCGCAGCAAGCTCAACCTGACGGAAAATGAGTTAATGGAGAAGTCGTGGATAGCGCTTAATCTCGAATTGATTGATTTTCCGTATTATGACATGAAGGCGAAAGACCGTCCCAAGGTTAATGATATGAGCTTTTTGGACAATAGAATCGGAATGAAATGAGCTTCATAGGATTTGTTTTAGGCTTCGACACCACCAAGTTTGAGGCGCAGTCAAAAAAGGCCGAGGATACCCTCGACAACCTTGGGAAGTCCGGAGAAAAGGCCGGACAAGCTATTGATAAGGCTTTTGAGAAAAGCGGCGAAAATATCAAGCAATATATAGCCAATCAAAAGCAACTGCTCGCAACGCTCGAACAGGAAATAGCCAAATCAGAACAGGCTTTTGCTAAGATGAGTGAAGGCCGGGCGAAAACTACCGCCGGGAAAGAACTACAGGCGCTCAGGCAGGATTTGATTGAGCAGAAGGTAGTATTGGCCGACCTCGAGTCTGGCGGGAAACGTGCGGCGGATGCTATGTCTCAGATAGGAACCTCGGGCGCACGTTCTCTGGGAGAATTACGGCATACGGCTCAAGCGGCTGCTCAGGCTCTCCGGGAAGCCGGGAGTGAGGGAGCGAAGTCAACAGGAACGGCGGTTGACGCAATAGCCGAACAAAAACAGAAGGTTAAGGAATTACGGGCTGAGCTTAAAAGCCTGCAGGAAGAACAAAAGAAAGAGGTCAGCCCGGAGGCGAATAAGGCTTTGGGCGAAAGGGTGGCACAAGCAAAAACCGAACTGGCGGAGCAAAAGCGCATTCTTGACCAAATGAAAGCTGCCGCAAAGGAAGCCGAGGCCGCACTTGCAAATGTAGCCGTCGCCGGGGATGATACCGGGAAGAGGGTCACAACCGGATTTTCAAAGGTCAACGTGTCGCTTCAGCAGATGGCCAACGAGCAGAAGCAGGTTGTTGACAATCTGAAAAATGAAATAGCCAAGCTTCAGGCGGAGTATGATAAGATGTCAGCACCGTCACTTAAGAAGTCCGATATGGGCGGGGAGCTTTCGGCAATGAAGCAAGCGCTTAAGGAGGAGGTTGCACTTTTGAATGATTATCAAAGCAAGCTCAAAGAAGGCGAAGCCTCGATGACTCAATTCGGCCAGAAGGGAGCGCAGGCCGTCGGAGAGATAGGTAAGTCCATTGATACCAATGTCAAGGGATACGAAAACATGACCGATAAGGGCAAAAAGGCCTTTGAGGACGTATCCGGACAGATTGAAAAGCACAAAGCTTACATAACTGACCTTCAGAAAACCATTGCCGAGCTTCAGCTTGCGTACACTAACGCCGCAACGGCAAAGGAGAAAATGACGGCGCAAACCCAAGTGAGCGACGTTTCTGCAATCCTGAATACGGAAAAGGCCAAGGTTGACGAGCTGGAAATTTCCTTACAGAAAATAGTCGAAACCAACCAGAAGGTTGTTGAAAGTAACGACAAAGTTGGGGAGTCGGCTCAGCGCACTTACACCAAGGCTGAACTCAAACAGGCTATTGCAGGCCAGAAACAATCGGTGGCCGAACTTGAAGCTGAGGTAAAAAAGCTTAAGAAAGCCTATGACGAGATGCTTGCTCCCGGTACTGCCAAGGCCGCTATGGGGCAAGAACTGGCTCAGATGGTTCGGCACTTGAAGGAGGCACAGGCAGAACTGAAGCAACTTCAGAACACGCAGGCTACTGAAGTGAAAAAGCAGGACAGCTTGATTGGCGGTTTGATAGGGAAGCTCAAGGGTTGGGCTTTAGGACTTGTATCGGTGGCCGCAGCCGGGAAGATAGCGAAAGAAGTGATTATGTCAACTCAGGAAACGGCGCACGTTTTCGAGACTATAATTACCGAGGCGAAAACCGCTACTGAGTATTTCTTTAAAACTCTGGCTTCCGGAGATTGGAGTAATTTCTTCGCCGGGATGAGGGAGGCCATTGACGCAGCTCACGAGTATATGGATGCAATGGAGGATATTGAGCGGCGTCGAAATGAGATGGGAATTAAGGAGAGTGAGGCAAACCTCGAAATCGGCAGGCTCAGGGAGCTTACGTTCAATAAAACTCGGGAGAACTTCCCGGAGCGAATGCAAGCCCTTAAGCAAATACTCGACCTCGAAAAGCAAATCTATACAAAAAAGTCAGACATAACCAAGGATGAACTTGCTGCTCTGGTTAAGAAAACTGCCGCAACCAATAAGCTATCGGAGGCTCAGGTTAAGTCATTTATTTCCGAATACTCGAGCTTTAAGGAAATAATTGAGCTTGGGGAGGAATATAATGAAAAGCGCAAAAAGATGGCCGAGTTTGTGGCTTCTGGCGCTGCTGAGTATAACCCACAGATTCTTCAGCAGATGCGTGAGGAAATATGGGCTATGGGCGAAAAGAGTATGGCTGCCGGGAAGTTTGTCGATGACCTTGGGAAAATAAGTAAGAAGGAAGCCAAGGCTATTGCCGACGTCTGGAAGAAAATGAATGACGAGGCAACCCAGTATTACGCCCAAACCCGCCGTTATGAATCCCAATATAAGCAAGCCCGGGCGCAAGCTTTTGAACGTTGGCTCAAAGAACTCGAGGATGCGAATGACGCTTCTGCGAAATTGTGGGCTGATGTTGACCGGCTTAAGGTTGAGATGTCTCAGATAGGGGCGGAGCAAGCTGAGGCAACTCTGGCTGTGGGGATGGCGAATGCAAAGCGGCAGTATCAAGAAGACATTAAAAACTTCGAATGGAGCGAGAAGGTCAAACAGGCCGCAGCCGTGAAATATGAGCAGACTAAACTTAAGCTTCAGAAGGAGTATTACAATGAGCTGAGTAATTTTATCCGGGACAAACAAATCAAGACACAATCTGACCCGGCGGATATCCTCGGCGGGTATGCGGCCATACGGAAGGCTGAGCAGGATATTCAGGAGTTATACGCACGGGCGGCAGTAACCCGTGACGAGGGATTAAAGCAGCAAATAATTGACGATATCAATACTCTCCGGGATTATATCCGGGAAGTCAAGGAGTTAATCAAGGAGGGTACATTCAAGGTTTCTGAGAGTACCAGCCCGGTCAATATGGCTCAGAGGTTAATTCCTATGAGTGCTACTGCACAAAAGCAGGCAGAGGACGCCCGGAGGCAGCAAGCGGCTGACCAAGCTCGGGCATTGGC